TCTTTTTTTATTTGATTTTTCTCCAAAATTAAAATCTTTTAAATTTTCTTCATATATTAATTTAAATATTTTAAATAAATAACTTAAATTATTTTCTCCTATTATTATTTCTTTAAAAGTAATATCAATATTTGATATAATTAATGTTTTAAAAAAATCAATATCGCTCTTATCTTTAATATTTTCGTCCATATTATATTAATATAATATTAAAAAATTATAGGTATTTAAAAATAATATCTCTATATAGATTATATTTCTTAGCTTATTAAATTATTTTATGTATATCAATAAAATTTAGTAAAACATCTATTATAGAAGATTGATTAACTTTATTTTATTATTCTTATTAAATAAAATCTATATATGTATCACTTAATATAGCATCAATTTAATTCAAATAAATATTTAGCAATTTATATGTATTGCTTATATTCTTTTTGTTATTATATTTTATAAACATTTAAAATTAATATTGGCATAAGGTAATTGTTTCATTTGTTCTCGTGGTTTTGGATTAAATCCAATTTGATTATCATCTTTATTAATAATATCATTAGTATCAAATTGATTTATATAATCACCATCTTTTAGATTATTTTCATACATTAATTCATTTTCATATCCAATAATTTCATCTTTTAAATTTTCTTCATCACCATATTTAAAATATGAATTATTATTAAAAACTTTTTCTTTATTAACAATTTCTTTTTTTACTTCCTTAACATCTTCTTTATAATTATTATTGCTTATGATAATGAGAAATAAAATCAATAATAATATAAATAATAAGAAAAAAATAATCATATCTATTATTTATAAATAATTTATTCATCATTTATAAATAAATCTTTGAAATCCGTTTTAACATCTTTCAAATTCAATTCTTCGTAAGCATCATTCGCAAATAAATTATCAATATAATTTTTAATAATATAACCATTACTTTTATAATATTTAAGTCTTCTAAAACCTTTTGATTTAACAACGGATAATTCATCATAAATATCAATACATAAAGGAGTATATTTCCTATTCTCCTTCTTTTCTCTCAAAATTCTTCCTACCGATTGTTGAATATCTCCAATAGGACTTGCTAATATTAATGTATTCAATGTAGGAATATTAAGACCTTCACTACTCATTTGATATGTAGCGAGAATTATCTGTTTAGTTGCCGAAATATCTAAATCACACATTTTCATCCCTCCAATATAATAACCATAATCAAGCATTTCATTTTCTTTTAATAATTCTTCGATTTCTCTTAATTGATTTTTTCTTTCTGATAAAATCAATACCTTTCTATCCTTATCAACATCTAAAATCCCTTTTAAAATATCTATAATTAAGATAGTTCTTGGTTTATAATTACAAATATTATTAATAGAAGCAACGATATTAGGTTGTCCATTATAAAAGGTTTTAATTGCTGAATATTCGTTAGAAGAAGCAAAATATTTATGAATTTGAACCATCATTTCACTAGAATTCTTATCAATCTTAAAATTATAAACAGATTTTCCTAAATACCATTCAAAAACCTTTCTTAATCCATCCTTTCTATTTAAAGTAGCTGATAATCCTAAGGAAATACGAATATTCATTTTTCGAAATGCTCTTGAAAAAACTTCACTAGCGATATGATGACATTCATCGACTATAACTAATCCAAAATCTTTAAATAAAGATTGTTCATAATCTCTAATAGCGAGAGATTGAAGAGTTGCGATAACAATATCTTTACCATCAACATCAATTTTATTTTGTTTAATTTTTCCAATTTTACAAGAAGGAACAAATTCTTTAACACTAGAAATGAATTGTTCATTTAAGAAATCTTTATGGGAGATGAATAATGTTTTTTTCTTAAAATAACATGCTACATAAATAGCCATAATAGTTTTACCGAAACCACAAGGAACACTAATAATACCTCCAAGTTTTTCAGGATTTTCAGCAGATTGAATGAAGTTTTCAATAGGTATTTTTTGAATATCTCTCAAACTTCCTTTAAAGATTAAATTGGGACAATCTAGACCAGAAGGAAGATTATCATGAATAGGTTTTCCAAATTTTTCTAATCCATAACATTTAGGAAGATAAATCTTATTATCACTTTCCAAATATAATGGATATTCTTTATTACCATCTTTAGAATTAATAGGGGACATGATAATAGGGGAAACATTTAATTCTTTTTTAAGATTAGTGATAACATCTTTATTACTATCATTTTTAAGAATAGCATATCCTCTCTGTGATAAATAAGTATCCATATCTCAATAAATATAATAAAGTTTAATTTTATATGTATTTATAATAAGATGAAGGAAGAAATTTTTATTGGATTGCGTTTAATGTTTCTATTATTATTAATAACATTTATTATTTATGATGTAGAAATTCCATTAGTTCTTAATACCCAAACCAATCAAATGATAATAGCTATATTAGTTATATTTATAATAATTGTTATAGATGAGATTATAGGATTTTTAATAGGTATAATATTTTTAGTGGTTTATTTCAAACATTATCAAAAGATATTTAATAAGAATGATACGCAACAAAAGGAAATTAAGCAACCACTTTTAAATGATTATAAAGATAGTTTTGTAGGAGATGTAAAACCTGAAACGAATTCTAGAATACCTGTAATAGAAAATGATTATGTTAAGATGGATGAGATAAATGGTTGTATTGAGATGCCATATATATCTAATGAATTATTAGAGAAGGCACAGACGAATATATATGATATAAATAATTATTATAATGAGATAAAGATTTCACAAGATGCTTATGGAATTCAGGGACTAAATGCTGATATGGTTCATTATTCAGGATTTGATAAAAATGAAATAATACATAATTATAATTAGATATGATTATAAAAGATTTTTAATCATAAATGAGTAAATAACAATAAAAACTAGGAATAATTTAAAATAAAAATCATAAGTTGTTAATAGTATTGAGAATTGTTGTGGTAATTTTTCAATAATTGAATTATAAATTAATGGTGAGAAGAAAAAAGCAACTATAATAATAATAATTGCTGATTTTCTAAGATAATCTTCATTATAGAAAGGATATGTTTTTTGAGTAGATTGAGATTGTCTAGGTCTTATTTGACAACTATTAGGATTATTAATAATATAATCATTGGTTGGTGGAGGAGATGGAAGAGGTTGTTGATGATTAATAATGGAAGATGGGGGTTGATTATTAACTTCTTGATTAAATTCGTTTAAGATATCTTTTACTAATGGATCATCACTATCATCATTGGTAGGTGTTGAAGATGTTTTAAGTGGAATATTTTCGAGGGATGTCATCATATTCATTTTTATAAATAAGATTTGATTTTTAAATATTAGAAATATACGAATAGATAATTAAGAAAATATTTTTGACATAAACGTAGGTTCTATAATTTTATTATCACCTATTTCTCCAGTATTATTAAATTCAATAGGAGAACCATCACAAACAACTTGTTTATGTTTATATTTATAACAACTTTCTCCTAATTTAAATATTCTACCTTCTATTTCTTCATTATTTGGAGCAATATAAATAACACAATTTTCTTTACAAACTCTTTTAAACATAAAAGATAATAAGATACCGAATAATGAACTTATAAAAATTTGTCCTAAATCTGTATATAATAATCTATGTGCTATTTTTTTAAAATCCATTTTACTATTTATAGATAATTTAAATAATGGGTTGTTCTATTGCTTTATCATTACATTTGATATCTTCAACTTCATAAGTATAACATAAATCACTTTGATTTTTATATATAATTTTATTTGAATTGAAGGGATTGGGATATTTTATGATAATTTTTTGTTTAGGAGCTGATAAATAGACATAAGAAATACCAATCAAAAATGCTATAAAAAAAGCAATAAAATTAAATCTAAAAACTTTTATAATCATTTATTTAATAATAATAGATAATTAAAATGTGGGATGTTTTTGAAGAATTTGGATATGCTCTATGGGATTTAATAAAAGTATTTGTTAGTTTATTTGTATTATTATTATATCCAATTATATATATAATAAAATATATATTAAGCAATGTTATGAATTTTATATCATTAGTTTTAAGTAGTATTATAAATTTAGTAGTAATATTTGGTCAAATAATGAAATCATTAAGTGAATATCTTGAATTTATTCCATTAATATTAAAAAATATTGTTAAATATATTAATATAGTTCTTGATTATATTACATATATTTATGCTTTTATATTTGCTTTTTTAGCATGGTTTTTTGGATTTGCGGAGAATGGTAATGAAGATGATTTTTTTTAATTTTTAAATTTTTTATTTCTAATAATCATATATGTATAAATATCTTCAACATTAATTAAGTCAGGTTTTTTTAGATTTTTTAATTTCTCTAAATCATTTTCTTTATTAGATTTCAACCAATTTTCTTTTAGTTGTGTAAAAGATTGATTATAATTCATATAAGTTTCATCATTTATTTCTCTTTTTTTTTGAAAACGATTATTATAATAATTGATTTTATCTAAAATATCATCATGTTCTTTTTCCTTACCTTCTTTATATTTATTTATTTTTGTTAGAAATCTTTTTTTAGCATCTGCTATATTCTTATCATTCATAGTTGTTGTTAATAATAATCCAAAATTCATTTTTCTTTATTATTAGTATCTATATTTATTTTACTATCATAAACATTAGGTTGTGTTTTTTCAAATAATCCTTTATAAAAATCATCTAATTTTTCTTGTGGAGACATTTGTTCATCATATTCACTTCTAGGAATATATTTAATAATTACTTGTGGTTCTTCTAATTTCTTATATTTATTACTATAATATCCCTTAATAACCAGAACCATTCCTATAAATAATAGAAGGATTGCTAATGCTTTCATTTATTTATTTATTAAGATAAATAAATCAAATAAAAAAAATTAAGTTTTATCTAATATTTTAAATATTTATATAAAAATGATAGTCATTTATTATCTTCCTTAACATCTTCCTTAACATCTTCCTTAACATCTTCCTTAACATCTTCTTTAACATCTTCTTTAACATCTTCCTTAACATCTTCCTTAACATCTTCCTTAACATCTTCCTTAACTTCTTCTAATTTACGAGCAGACCAAGCATCAACTTCTTGAAGATTTGAAGCTAGATCATCGCTTTTTTTCGTAGAATTAATTACATCAATTCTGCGTTTATCAAAAATTTCATCTCGACTATCCATATTCTTCTTATATTCCTTCATTAAAGTATTTAGTTGAGTTTCGCTATATTCTTGATTTTCTAAATCACTTGGATTTGGAGAAAATGGACACCAACAACCAACTTGACCAATATAAATATCAAATTTATTATCAATCTTTTTAAGAAATTCGCATCTATTTTTAGCTTCATCAATAGTATCAAATACGCCTCTAACCTTAATGCCACGAATACTAGTGGTGAAATTATTTTCACGATGGAAATCTGCTTCAATTTCGCTTGATTTTGTTGATTTAAAAAATGTATATTGTTCGTTCATTTCATTAGTATTAAAAAGATATGAATGATTATCACGAATACCATTTAACATATCTTTATCATCTTGATATTTATTAATAAGATTTGCGAAAAGAATACTCATATCTTTTGTAAAATTATCCATAAATCGTGAAAAATAATATGCTTCTTTATTTTTAAGAACTTCTTCAGGACTTAGGAAAGAAAGAAGACAATAATTTTGATTTCTAATAGGTTTATCTTCATCAAGAAAATCGACTTCTTTAGTTGATACAAGTGTTTCTTCAGTCATTTTTCTATTTTAAACTAATATTAAAATCTTATATCGATTTTTTTTATTTTCTTTTTATTTAGTAATAAAGACACGATGGCGGAAGCATCATATTCATTCGATGTTTGGGCGGCAGTTATATTATTACTTAAATATCTTATAGAGGCGACAGCGGTCGCTATTATTGCTTATGTATTACCTAAAAATAAATTATCAGGAAGTGAAGTTGCGGTTATTGCTTTAACAGCAGCCGCCGTTTTCTCAATATTTGATTTAATATCCCCTTCTATATCATCTGGAGCTCGTCAAGGTATAGGTCTTGGTGCTGGTTTCCGTATAGTTGGTTTCCCTGGATAAATTATAAAGAAGGTATAATTTTATAATTAAGTTCTTCGCATATTTTTTTCCAAATTTGGTCTTGAGCATATAATTTTTCACGACTTTTAAGAAGTTGAAAGAATTTTAGATATTCATGTAATTCTAAAATTTGAAAGAATTTATAAAGAACATAACTATAAGAAAGAAAATTCTTTCGTTCTTTTGGACAATGTTTTAAGAAAGGTGCTTGAATATCCCTAAACATATTACATAATTTATCTTCTAAATCTGGTGAAAATTGCGGTGTAGGAATTCCATTAATCCTATTAATAATATAATTAATATGTTCATAATATTTATTAATCCTTAATCTTTTCAAAATCTCTCTCATTTTATTATAAGTAATATTCTTCGTATCATTTATTTTTTCCTTTTTTATTTCGCTTAAAATTTGTTCAAAAACTTCATTAGGAATATCTGTGCTTTCTTTCCCTTGAACTTGATTACACCATTCCCTAAAATGATTTATTCTTTTATAACTAAAATGTGAGGTATCTTTGGTGCTCTGTTTTAATATTGGTCGATTTTGTTCTATTAATAAAGGTTCTTGAAATCCACAAATCTCACATATCATAATCGCATCTTGTTGAATACATGTCAAAAGATTTGAACAATTTTTACAAATATCCTTATATTCGCATTCATCAACTTTTTTAACGTGATTATTATTAGTAATTGATAAATATTCGTCAACTAATGAACTTTTCTCAATAATTTTATCATCATCTTCTACCACAGGCGATGAAGGATTAAATAATTCTATAATAGATTTATTTTTATATTTATATGTTTTGATATTGGATTGTTTTTCAATCATATCATAAAATTTAAATAAAATATAACTTGTATTTTCATAATACTCAATTTCATTATTATTATTTAAATTATTTACTTCTTCTTTTAATTTTATAATTTCCTCCTTAATTTTAATATTACTACTCCACAAATCATTATAATAATTATCAAATTCATTTATTTCATTTGACTTATTATATTGAATAATTTTTTTATTAATATTATTAAAAATATCCTCTAATTCTTTTATCCTCTTTAAATTTATTTTCTCTTCTTCTATTTTAATCGAATAATCATTCATTACCTTATTGTGCATCGCATCTAATGTGGATAAATCCTTATTATAATGAACCCTTTTCTTAGATGTTTTATCTTTAAACATTTATCTAATAATAAGTGTTAATAAATATGTTTATATAGTTGAATAAGAAATGTTTTTTTTTCTCCTATTATAGTATAAAGAATATAGCATAAATGGGTGGTGGTCTTCTTCAACTTGTCGCTTATGGAGCTCA